CACACAAGGTCTGGGTCGTCTTAAGGCATCCGCTAACCGCTACTATCGTCGCGTTCGCGTTGAAAACCTTATGTGATATTGCCCCTTGGCAATCACAATCATCAGGAGGGTCTTCGGACCCTCTTTTTTTGTCTAAATACTAGTAAATAAATAAGGCGAATGAAATCTTTCGATAGGTTTATTGAAGAGGCAGCGACAAAGAGATGTCCTGCTGGAGAATACTATTGCTTCGATGATAAGAAGTGTAAGAAGATGCCTCGTGGTTATCATGTAGGACGTGGTGGTTATCTGGAAAAAGATAACGATAACGATTCCGAGGATTCCAAAAATGGATCAAAGAATGGTGGATCTAATGGTGGCAACGGTTCTAATGGCAATGGCTCTGGTGGAAATGGAAGCGGAGGAAATGGAGGTGGAGGAGAATGAAACCCTGGAATAATCAACTGGACAATAGGAACTATCTGTCTCCTGTTGGATTTAAATTCACAGTTACTAAAGTACCCAAGGCAGATTTCTTTTCTAATGCTGCATCAATTCCCGGTATCAACCTTGGATTTGCAGAGCAACCAACATACCTGAAGAACATTCCTGTACCAGGTGATAAGTTAACTTATTCAGACTTCTCACTTCGATTCTTTGTAGATGAAGATCTGGTTAATTATCTTGAGGTTCATAACTGGATAAGAGCACTTGGTTTCCCTGAGAGTCTTGATGAGTTCACAGCACTCAAAGAACAAGACAGATACAATCCAAGTAATGATGCAAGAAATGCTTTAGGTGAATATTCAGATGCAAGTCTGTTTGTCTATAACAGTCAATTCAATGAAGTTGCAAGAGTTGATTTCTTAGATGTATTCCCTGTAGGTTTGTCTACAATTAACTTCGATGCATCAGACTCTAATATTCAATATGTGACTGCAGAAGCGACCTTTAAATACAGCATATATAATATAACAGTTTTATGATGTAATTTATGAATCTTGATGAAATTCAATTGTCATGGGAAGAAGATTCAAAAATAGACGAAGACAATCTACACAGCGAATCTACTAAGATTCCATCTCTTCACGCAAAATACTACAGAATTTTAAACAACATCCTTCTAATGAAAAAGTTAGAAGAGAATAAGTTTAAGCAACTCAAAAAGACGAAATGGCAATACTACACGGGTAAGGCAGACCCCGAGGTGTATATTGAAAAACCATTCGACCATAAAGTGTTAAGGCAGGATGTAGACAAATATATGGATTCTGATGAAGACCTCATCAAGATTCTGAACAAGATAGATTACTTCCAGGTAATGCTTAACTATCTGGATAGTATTCTCAAGACGATTAACAATCGAACTTTTCAAATAAAGAACTCGATTGAGTGGCAGAAATTTATAAGAGGTTATGACTGATCTTGTTATACGCAAAAAGAATGAGGTTTATATTACCGTAAAGGCAGAACCTTACATTATTCAGGAACTATCGGATCATTTTACATTTGATGTTCCTGGTGCTAAGTTTATGCCACAATACCGTAGTAAGTATTGGGACGGTAAGATACGCTTATTCAGTTCTCACACCGGAGAGATCTATGTGGGACTACTGGATAAGGTCATGGCATGGGCAAGAAACTATGACTATAAGGTAGAGTTTGAAGATAACAAATTCTATGGTCCTCCATTTGAAGTCAATAAAATGATTTCTAAGGAAGGAGTCAAAGAGTATATGACCCGTATTGCTAGGTTCAAACCTAGAGACTATCAGGTTGATGCTGTATATGATGCACTTAGATTCAATCGTAAACTGTTAATATCACCAACTGCTTCGGGTAAGTCATTGATGATTTATTCTGTGGTGAGATACTTTGCAGAGAAAGATCATAAGATACTTCTGGTTGTTCCTACCACTTCCCTGGTAGAACAGATGTTTAAGGACTTTGAAGACTATGGTTGGAATGCTGAGGACTATTGTCACAAGATATATTCGGGTAGGGAGAAGACGAATCAATATCCTGTAACAATTACCACCTGGCAATCTATCTACAAGTTACCCAGAGCATTCTTTAAAGACTTCGGTGTAATCATTGGAGATGAAGCACACTTATTCAAGTCTAAGTCTCTTGTCAGTATTATGACAAAGATGGACAGTTGTAAGTATAGATTTGGTTTCACAGGCACACTAGACGGCACACAGACCCATAAGTGGGTGTTAGAGGGATTGTTTGGACCATCATACAAGGTCACACAAACAAAAGAACTGATTGATAAGGGACATTTGTCTCAGTTACAGATACATGTTCTACTGATGAAACATGACCCACATGAGTTTGAAACTTATGAAGATGAAATACAATACATCATCGGTCATGGTAAAAGAAACAACTTCATTAAGAATCTAGTCTTAGATCTGAAAGGAAATAGTCTTGTTTTGTTCTCTCGTGTAGAAACACATGGTGAACCACTTTACGAACTAATAAATAATTCTGTGAAGGGGAAGCGTAAAGTATTTTATGTTCATGGTGGAATAGACGCTCAACAACGAGAACATGTAAGAGAAATTACTGAAAAAGAAAACGATGCAATCATCGTGGCATCATACGGAACATTCAGTACAGGCATCAATATTAAAAATCTCCATAACGTAATCTTTGCATCACCATCCAAATCAAGAATTCGTAACCTCCAGTCCATTGGTAGGGTGCTGAGAAAGGGAGATAATAAGAATCAAGCAGTTCTTTATGACATTGCTGATGAAATAGTCTATAAGCAAAGAAAGAACTACACACTCAACCATCTAGTCGAAAGAATTAAAATCTATAACCAAGAGAAATTTAATTATGAGATTGTACCAGTTAACCTTAAGAATAAATGAACGAAGAATTCTATGCAACAATAAAATTAGTTTCAGGTGAAGAGATATTTGCACAAGTAACTCCTTCTGAAGAAGAAGATCGAACTTTACTTATACTAGATACTCCTGTAAAATTTGAATCTATAATGATTAAACACATGGGAGTCAATGCAGTTAAAGTTGAACCGTGGATATCTTTAGGTGATGACTCTATGGTAATTATTGATATGAGTAAGGTAATTACTATTAGTGAAGTTAAAGATGAACAGATCCTTTGTATCTACAATAAGTACTTACGGGATAAGGATCGTGATTCAAATCAAACAAAGGTAAATGAAAATATGGGGTTCCTATCTTCTATTGCTGAAGCAAGAGTGAACTTAGAGAAGCTCTATAAAAGTAGCTAAGCCATCCCTATGAACCCTGACAGAGTTATTCTACAGAGATATTACGATCTTGTCAAGTCCTATCATTATGTGTTATAATGTGAGCATAATCCAATAGGAGAACCATGAAATGTCAAGAACTAGAAAGAAGTCTGAACATTATGTAAACAATAAAGAGTTTTTAGAAGCACTCATTGTATACAGATCCAAAGTAAAAGCAGCACAAGAGGCAGGAGAACCACTCCCCCGTATTACCAACTATCTTGGTGAGTGTTTCTTGAAGATTGCTACCCACCTCTCTTACAAGCCAAACTTTGTTAACTACATGTTCCGTGAGGACATGATCTGTGACGGCATTGAGAACTGTGTACAGTATATCAAGAACTTTGACCCAGCAAAGTCTAGCAATCCATTTGCTTACTTCACACAGATTATCCACTATGCATTCCTGAGAAGAATCCAGAAGGAAAAGCGTCAAATGGATATCCGCACTAAGATTGTAGAACGTTCAGGATTTGATGAGGTGTTCTCCAGTGATGGTGACATTTACAGCAATTCCGACTATAATACCATTAAAGAAAACATCCAGTCTAAACTTTATTCATGAAACTAACTGATGAACTTCGTGCAGAGATAGAGTGTGCTCTTGATATGCGGAAGAAAGATGGGTCTCCTGTCTGGGATGATGATACAGTAATCCAAGTTCAAAAAGCAGGAACCTTTGTTGGTGATAAGTTTATCGTCCTTAAAAAGGTAACACCCAAAGACAATAGTATTCTTGACCCTGAATTGAAAGCACACCATACAAAATGAAAATTGCCTTAGTCACAGACACACACTACGGTGCGAGAAAGAATAGTAAGTTATTTCATGAGTTCTTCAAAAAATTCTATGATAACATCTTCTTTCCTACACTGGAAGAAAGAGGTATCACAGAATGCGTCCATCTGGGCGATGCTTTTGACTGCCGTAAGTCTGTTGATTTCTGGTCACTCCAGTGGGCAAAAGAAAATGTGTATGATAAGTTCAGAGACTTAGGTATCAAGGTCCATAACATTGTTGGTAACCACGATGCCTACTATAAGAATACTATTGGTATCAATGCTGTCGATGCTCTGCTTGAGTCCTACGACAATGTAGTAAGAGTCTCTGAACCAAAGGAATATAAGATTGGCGGTAAGAAGATTCTTCTGTTACCGTGGATCTGTGAAGACAATGAAGAGAAAACTTTTGACTTAGTAAAGAAGTCAAGAGCAAAGATTATGATGGGTCACCTTGAACTGAATGGGTTTGAGGTGATTCCTGGTATGAGAATGGAACACGGTCTGGAACCGAGTAAGTTTAAAAAGTTTGAGAAAGTATTCTCAGGTCACTATCATCACAAATCAACCAAGGGTAATGTCACTTACCTTGGTAACACCTACCAGATGTTCTGGAATGATGTGAATGACGTAAGAGGATTC